CTAGCATTCTCCGGACCTTTCGACAACAGCAAACTTGTCGCCTCGTGTCCCGGTGGTCAGGCAGTGGTCACGGCCCCACGCCTCGGCAGCCTCCATGGCCCGCTCCCAGATGGTGGTCAACCCCGGTTTGATGTCTGCGAGATATTCCGGGTCGAGTTTCGCATAGCGTTTAGTGGTCGCGGTCAGGCCGACGTGGCCCATGAACTCGCTGATGACGGCGGCGGGGCTGATGCGGTCATTGCGCAGGTTGGTGGCAACGGTGTGCCGGATGGTGGTCGGCAGCGTATCATCGGGCAGCCCCAGCGCGCGGCGCATTGTCCGCCAGGCCGTCTTGCGGCTCTTGCTCGGCGTAGCACCGTCTGCCGCCCATTCGTCCAGCACAGACTTGAGCGGTTCGATAGCAGGCACCAGGGCATTGCGCTTGTGTGTCCGCTTGCGATTAGCCGGATGCAGGTCGATGATGCCCGTAGCGGGGCTATACTGGCTGGCAGGATCGAACAGCGCCGCGACCTCCGACCGCGCGCACGTCGCCAGCATCAGCAGCATGAAGCGCAACAGGCTCTTGTCGGACAATTGACGAGCATAGCCGATCATCGCGCCAAGCTGTTCGTATGTCAGGTGCAGGTCGCGCGGTTCGCTGCGCAAGTCCTGATCCACGCGCGGAACACGCGGGCCGAGCGGTATCCGCCCTTCCCTTTCGTGATGCCGGAATGCGGACGACAGGTCATCGAAATTGCGCTGCACGCTCTCGCCGTTCACGCCCTTCGATTCGTGGCTGTAGGTTTCGCCCTCAAAGGCGACCTCGTAGCTGTGCGGAGCCATGCGCCATGCCTGAAAGCGCCGGAACACCTCGGGGGTGATCTGCGCCACGGTGGCCGCGGGGCCGAGTTCGTCCTGCATCAGAAAGCCGATGAACTGGCGCAGGCTGGACGCGATCTGCGCGGGCCGGATCTTCTTGGACCCGCGCTCCCGCCAATAGGTGACCAGCAACGGGACGACCTTTGCGGCATCCGGGTCTTGCCTCCCCTTGGCATTGCGCAGTTCGACATAGGCTATCAGCTCGCCTTTGGCCTGCTCATAGTCCCGCGTCCGAGTGCTGCGATAAACGACTGAGCCTCGGTCGCGTCGAGCGATCTGGTAGATCCCTTCCGCTTTTCCGTCTCGTCGGAAGGTGAGCCAGCAGTTGCCGTATTCGAATTGGTCGCGCACAGTTCTTCGCTTTCCAGTTGGGCCAGGTGGTTCAATACGCCAACTTCTGCCAGTTGCTTGAGTTGGTCCAGAGTGAAGGTCGCGCCGGTCTTGTTACGAAGCGCGCGGCGGAATTTGGTGGCGATCGATTGGTAGGTCATGCTGCCTCTCCGCAATGGGCGCCGCATTCGGCGTCGTGTTCGTCGAAATCGCCTTCGAGCGGAAGCTGCGGCGACCGCTGGACAGCATGGCGGAGGTCATTGATGCTATACTCGGTGGTAAAGGTGCCGCCGCCGATTCGCTCCATTTCAGCCCAGTCGCGGGCCTCGTCTGGGTCTGTCCGGCAGATATGCTCCAGCACCTTCCGCGCCTTCATCATGCACATGATGCAGTTGCCGTCCCAAAGCGGCAGGCAAAGATCAAATCCTTGGGGGAGTGGTTCAGTCAGGTTCAAGGGGTCAATGTTGCTGCCAAGCCAGAACCGCAGGACATCAGCCTTGCGCACAAGTCCGTCAGCCAACGGCATCATGTTGGTCCAGCAGTTGTCCTGCTCATGGTTCTCCGACAGCTTTTTGAAAACGCGGTGCATTTCGTCAGCGCGCAGGCCGATGACATTCTTCCACGTCGGATGGCCCTTCACCTCCATGAAGTCGCAGCAAACCTGAAACTTCAGGTGCGTCGTGCACCAGCGCTGATAGGCGTTCGGGACCGCGCTTTTGCTCTTAATCAAAGCCTTGAACGGCTCACCCTTGCGGCTTGCGCTGTTGAAACCAACCTCGGCGTAGCGCAGCACAGCGGGGGTTTTCCTCCTGCGATCCTGCCATTCGAGCCAGTGGACGTGGACGCCCCATCGGCTTCCGCACTCATGCACGAAGCGCAGTGTTTCCGCGCGCTCTTTTCCGGTGTTGGCAAAGCAGACATGGACGTCGTCGGGCAGCGTCCCGCCGTGCGCTTGCAAGATGCGCCAAAGCATGTAGGCGGACGTTCTGCCGCCCGAAAAACTGATCAGCGCTGGGCCAGTGATGTAGAAGGGATTGGCCATCACCGCACCCCCTGCTTCTCGCGCCAGGCCACCGCCTGCCGCTCTGGCATCGTAATCGGCGGCTCGCCCTCGCACATATCGCTGAACGCATCTGCCGCGCGGTCGTCGCGTTCTTCGTCGGTCATCGGACGCCAGCCCTTGCCGCCGCAGTCGGGGCAAGGCTCGGTGCAATCATCCGGCGACACATCGTCGAGGCGCAGATACCGGGCGCGTTGGCTCGGCATGGCTGTGTTGCGCTCGCCATGCCCATTGCAGTCGGGGCATTCGATCTCTGGGGTTTCATCATACGCCATCATCGCGCGTCCTTTTTCAACTTCCACTCAGGCGCCCAGAACGGATGCGTCACCCCGTCGCGGCCATGCACGATGGCGCTCGGATCATTGCGGCGGCGGTCGCCTGCGAGGTGAACTGCGGCCCAGCGCGGGTTGTGGGCGTAGGGGGTGGGGGTGGTCATGATTTGATCCATTCCAAAATGTTGGAACTCAGGACGACAAGCCCGATGAACGTTGCCGCGCCCCATGCCAGCAGGAACCCATGCGCGAACGCATTGAAGCCGCGCGGATAGTGCTTGTTCACTGTGACCAGCGGTCCTTTTGCCTGCCCGACGATTTGATCGACAGTCTCGGCAATCCATGCCTTTTCTGCTGGCGACAGTTCGACGCCGTGGGGCACATCTTCTGCCATCACGCCGCCCTCCGATTCTGCTTCAAGTTCGCCAGCGCCTGAGCCTTCCGCGCCTCGGCCTTCTCAGCGATCGGGCGCAGGCGGTCGATCTCAGCAACCAGCGCGACATTGTCGAGCTCGAGCCGCTTGGCCCGCGTCTGGAACTTGCTGGCCAGCCCGTCGAGTTCGCGGGCCTTGCGCTCGGCTTCCTTGAGCGCCTTGTCGAGTTCCTGAATCTCGCCGCGCAGAGCAGAGCGGGCGGTATCGAACGCGACCCCCTGCCCTGCCATCGCCACGTCATGCGCCCGCCTCGTCATCAATCCGAACATGCTCATCATCAATTCCTTCAAAAAATGACCGGGCGGCTCTTTTGCATCCTCGCCGCCCGGTTCTGGGGTGAGGCTATGCGGCGTGCTTGGCTTTCTGCTTGGCGATCAGCGCATCGAGCGCTTCAAGCTGCAGGGCGGGGATGGTCACGCGGATCAGCTCGAGCTCGGCCTCTGCAGCGGTGACGTCGGCCAGGTTCTGCGCAGTGTCGAGCAGGTCGCGGATGCGCTGTTCGTCGGCGACCCAGGCGGGGATGCTGTCGCTGTGTGCCTCGCCGAGTTGTTCGTCGTCGGGGCCTTCATCGCCGCGACCGAACGGCAAATCGTCCTCGATCTTGGCGACATCATCGGCGACCCGGCACAGCGCCTTTACCTCGTCCATGATCGGGCGCACCACGGCACGCGCGGCCTTGCCCTCGTCGCTCTGCCACCAATCGGTAAACGCCGCAGTACCCATCCGGGCCTTGTCGCGGGCGAGATCCATCGTTTCTTTCTGCGCCTGCGCACCGCCCTGCCCCTTGGCCCATTCTGCCATGGCGTGCCCGGTCTGCTCGCTCATCGGCTGGCGCGGATCGAACAGGCCCTTGAACTGGTCAGCGACCTTTATCTGGTAGACCGGGCAGCCGGGCGACGACGGGTCCAGAATGACCATCGCGGTCATTTCGAACATCAGGTCGCTGTCGCTGGCGGGATCCCACGGCACATCGTCCCGGCGCGTCTTGGTCTTGCGCGCGTTCTTCGCCTTGTCGCCGAAGCCCTGCTGCATCACCGGCTTGGCGCGGGTGCAGATGATGATATTCGTCTTGGCGCGCACGATGCGGTCAATCAGCCGGCGGTAGCGCGGCTTCACCTCTGCCCATGCCAGCTGGCTGAACTTGGCCGGGTCGACCTCGTAGCGGCCATTGGCGCGCACCTGCGCAGCCTGCACCAGGCGGTCGAGCACCTGGGCGTGCAGGTCGAGCACGCCGCCGACGCCTTCCCATGCGTGCGAGAAGCTGTCCATGATCAGCACCGGCAGCTTGGCAGCCTCGGCGGCGTCGATAACCTCGATCCAGCGTTCCGGGCCGAACCCGACCAGCTCGCCGTTGTCGTCGATCGCGGCAAAGTCGAAGTGCGCCATTTCAGGGAACGCGGCCTTGTAGTGCAGCGCGCGCTTGTTCTCGGTGTCGACATAGCCGATCGCCGAGCCCTTCTTGCCGGTGATGGCCTCTGCCATGCCGCGCGCCACGCGCAGCGACGTGAACGTCTTGCCGGTGCCGCTGCCGCCACTGATGCCGAGCGCGATGGTCAAAGGGTCGTGGATTTCCGAAACGGGGATGAACCTGATACTCATTGTGCGTGCTCCTGATAGGTGTGGATGATGTGGGCAATCCGAGCCTCGGCAGCCTGCGCGGCCTCGAGGATCGCGGCTTGAACCTTGTCGTCGGGATGCACTCGGATGACGGCCATCGGCAGCTTCTCGGAGAAGCTCACGAAGTCGATCCAGTCGAGCTCAGCGACCAGCATTCCGGTCTGCAACTGCATAATGAACTCGGCAGGGATCGCGCCGTTCAGCGCGTATTCCACCACGGTCTGCACCTGATACTTCTGCTTGCGGGACTTGCATTCGATCGCGCCATCATCGCCAACCAGGCCATCGGGCGAATAGCCCAGCGTGAAGCCCCACTTGTCGTTCGTGATGAACCCGACTTCGCGCACCGGTCCGTAGTGCTCGGCGTATCGCTGGCGAGCCTCGGCCTCGTCGTTCTGACCGCGGATCATGTCGAAGCTCTGGAACATCGGCTCGACGTGGTTGGTTATGCGTTGGGCAGCCAGTTCGTAGATGTGCTTGCGCTCGGCATCATTGCTGGCGGGCTTGAGCGTCGGGGTGATCAGAAGTTTGACTTCCGAGGCAGTCAAAAGCCCACACCGCGCCTGCAACCACTCAAGATCGCCCTGCACTATGTCCTTGTGAATCGTGATACCCATCGCGTCAAACTCCAGCAGAGGCGACAATCGCCAACAGCGCGACAACAGCCCCCACGCACAGCATCACCACCAGCGGCCATTGCGGCTCGATCTGCGGGGCGTCGTCGTCCAGGATGATCGGGGGGCGGGTCATGCGAACACCCCCCGCGCAAGCCAGATGACCCCAGCCCAGCCCAGCGCAACCAGCGTGAACGCGGCGAACCACATGCGGGCGCTGATGATGGCGGAGGGGGTCATGCTGCACCGTCGAGCTTGGCGAGGATGGCGCGGGCAATGCCGCCACGATCCTTGTGCACCTTGTAAGCCTCGTTCTCGTATTCGACGCCAAGCAGTCCTTCGCGGGTCTTTACGGGCAGGTGCTTCCAAGCCTCCGGGTCCGCATAGAACCGCAGCGCCTCAATCACCTCCCCCACCACTGACGGGTCGGGGATGCCTTCAAGGGCGTTGACGCAGGCGACGATGCGGGCGGCGTTGGCCCCAGCCTCTTGTGCTCCGATCTGCGGCCCTGTGGCTGGCGACCATTGGCAAGTCTCTGCCACCCTGTTGTTATAGCCATCGCCCTTGCCGCGAGCGGAGTGGCGAATAGCCCAGTGGGTGGCGCGCTTTGAGAGTTCAGCGACCCAAGGCCCCGGCGTATGTGCTACCTGTGTCATGGGAACAGCCTTTCGATAGTGAAATAGACGGCGGCGGCAACGAACAGCGAGATGATGCCGATCGAACCAAGGATGAGGGCGAGGTTGCGCGCGATGGTGCGCTGGCGGGGCGTGAGCTTCATCCGAACAGCCACCGAACAAGCGTGTAGACGGTGAAGGCCAGCGCGCCGCCACCGGCAAAGCCAAGCATCATGCGGCTTGCAAGCTGCTGGCGCGGGGTTTCTGGATCGTCGGTCATGCCGACACCTCGATCAGCCCAGCGTCGCGGCCAACGGTGTCAGCGCCAGGCGACCATGCCCACACCTCAACCGGCTGGAATGCGGAAACCTCGACGGTCAGCACATGCTCGGCGTACAGATCATGCACGGCGCGCGTATGGTGATCGACCAGCACATAGCGTGGCTTCGACTTGCGCTTGACCTGATAGGTGTGCAGCCACTGGCCGCGCGTCAGGGCGTCCTTTTCCAGAACGATGAACGTATCCTTGTGGCTGCAATGCACAGCGACGCTCTGCGCAAAGTCGGGCAGGATCGGGCCATCGCCTTTGATCGGCTGAACCTGACCGGCGCGGAAGGCATTGACCTTCCATGCGGTGTAGGTGTTGCGCATCTTGGCGGTGGCGCCGTCTATGCCGTCAGTTGCGATGCTGCTGTGGCAGGCTGCGGTCTGGTGGGTGCCGGCGCTCATGCCGCGGCCCTCCGCTGCATGATCAGCGCCTGATAGCAGCGCTCGATCGCAGGCCGCTTGTCCCACGGCCCGTAGATCCGCAGCTCGGCTGCATTGCCGCTGTACTGCGTCCCGAACGGAAACGTCGGGGCAGCGTCAACGCCGATGGTGAAGAAGTCGCCGGGGCTGGCGGGGGTGGTCGCAATCGCGGCTTCTGCTGCGGCGCGGGTGGGGAAGGATGCGGCAAGGCTGGCGATTGGGCGGCCAGAGATCGGGCCGGTTGCTGCGAGCCTGTAGGGCGTCTGCCAGCGGGTTAGGTGGAAGGTGGTGTGCATAATGCTCTCCAGTTCGTCTGGAGAAACACTTACACCGGGTGTAAGTCTGCTGCAAGCCTAAATTGCATGGGGCGTAACTTTTATTACGCTGGGTGCATGGCGCGCCGAATCACCCGCGCAGACAATGGCAGCATCAGAGCGTGTAGGAAAATGGAAAAATGCCGCCGCTGATAACGGCTGCGGGAGTTAAAGCTGCTTGGCCTGCTTTTTCAGAAGCCGGGAAATCTCATGGTCCCAATCGTCGGCCCATCCGCCTGCCTTTGCCATTTGGCAGAGCTGGATCGCACGAGCATAGTTGCCGCCCTTTTCTTCGATGATGCGAAGCTGCCGAAAGCAGGCGTGCGCCGGAATCATGCCCATCTCGGCGCGAATGGCGATTGCGGCCTGCTCGTGGAAGCTGATGCACGCTTCGCAGACTTGAATAGCGCGGTCGAGCGCGCCCGGCGCTGTTTCACGCCAGCGGTAGAATACCTTGCACAGATTGCCATAGGTGAAATGCCGATCAATGATCGGCATCTGATCGTGTATCAGCTCAAGGGATTTGTCTGCGACCAATAGGGCAGTTTCGTCATGCCCTGGCTTGCTGAACCAAGTGGCCAGCAGCGCAAGGTGTGAAGGAGCCTGGTCCGGCACCCTGCCTGAACGACCATCGACCAAAGGCCGACCATTCGCCGGGTTCGACCCCATGGGCGCGTAGGTGTCGGCCATCCATTCGCGCTCTGCCTCAGGAAAGGTAAATTGCCACCAATCGGCAAGCCCTAGGGCCGCGATTTCTCCGCCGACCACGGGGCTATTCGCCGTTACTGGCTGCCCTGATGCCTTCGATGTAAGCCCTAACGCGTTCTTGCTCGCGCTCATCCAGTAGCCGAACCAAGTCAATGACAAGCCCCTCTTTCTGCGGATGCCTGCCGATAAGCTCCCAAGGCTCACAAGCATAAATGTCGGACAGCGCGAGTAGAACGCGCTCGCTATAGGGCTGCTTGCCATTCTCAAGCCGCGAAAGGCTCGCCTCTGTGGTGGGCAGCATCGGATCGTCCAACATCTCAAGCGCGCTGACGACCTGCGCCTGCGTCTTCCCGGCCTTTTTGCGCCATTCCTTAAGGTATATCCGACGTTCGCTCATGCCGCTGATAATACGACACTGGGTGTAACCTGATAATGCCGCCGGATGTAATTCAGGCTTGACCGTTAACTTACATCGGGTGTAAGTCTTGGGCATGACCCTAGACACCTATTTTGACAGCGGCGCGATGACGCCCGCCGAGCTTGCCAGACAGACGGGGCTCAGTGCCGCGTCGATCGGGCGCATTCTCTTTGGCGAACAGCAAGCATCGCACAGCGCGATCAAAGCGATCGTCGACGCCACTGATGGCAAGGTCACTGCGCACGACCTGATTTTCGGTGCGCCGCGTGACGCCTCTCGCAAGCGAGAAATGTCTCGCCCCGCCCAGCAGGCGGACGCAGCATGAGCGGGCGTACCACGGCCCCAGCGCCGGAAATCATCATCGGGCAGCAGGTGCACGACCCGCGCCCGTTCACGCCCGAGCAGCAAGCCATGATCCGCGACATCGCCGCGCAGGCCGCTGCTCAAGCCGTCCAGCAGATTCTGCAACGCCAGCAGCGCGGGATGCTCTGAATGAACAGTCTGCCCTTGGGTCGCGCCAGGGCGTCGGGGGAGAGGGCGGCAAATCCCTCCCCCGGCAACCAATCCACCTGATGAAATCGCAGTTTCCATAACGCCCCTTCTACCGAGGAAAGTCACCACGATCATGTTCGACCGAAACGGAACAAAACACGACGTTCTCCACCAGCAGGAAGCAATGCTTCGGATCGCAGAGCGAGACCACGGCATCACCGCAAAGCGCCTGGCAGCAGAAACCGGCATCCCGCTTTCGACCGTGCAAAGCTGGAAGCGCGACCTTGCCCCTGCCCAGATGGCGCTCGGCGATTTCGTCGCAGTCTGCCGTGTCATCCCCGATCACCTGACCAGCCTTTGCCTTGAGCCTGCGGGCAAGCAGGTTGTGAGCGATGGCGAGGGTGACGGCCTGCTGAACGAACTGCTGGTGGCGACCTCGGGCTATGCCGCCGACCACATCGAGCGCATGTCCGACGGGTCGATTTGCCACCGCGACAAGGCTGCACTGGCTGAGAGGGCGCGGGTCATCAGCAGCCTTGCTACGAAGGTGGCGCGGTCGTGACGTATATGGCCACCCTCGAACAGATGCAGGCATGGGCCGCTGGCATCATGGCAAGCCGCCCGCGCGATTTCGTGATCGGCGATGACTATATGCACCGCTGGTGGGCGATCCCGCGCAACGAGTTTGCGAACGTCTACCTGCACCGCATCATGCACAGCGACGATGACCGCGCGCTGCACGATCACCCTTGGGACAATGTGAGCGTCGTTCTCGGCGGTCGGTATCTTGAGCACCTTCCGGCCATGTCTAGCCCGATCGAGCGGAAGGTCGGCGATGTAGTCAGCCGCCGCGCCAAGGATGCGCACCGTCTGGAAATGCTGCCGGGCGAAGAAGCCATCAGCATGTTCATGACCGGTCCCAAGGTTCGCGAATGGGGCTTCCATTGCCCGAAAGGCTGGGTGCCGTGGTTCGATTTTGTGGACGCGCGCGACACCGGCAAGATTGGTCGGGGGTGCGGCGAATGACCCGCCTCTTCCGCCTCCTCTTCACCCGCCGCGTGTCCGCATCCGACGCCGCCCGCACCCTCTCCACCATGGCAGCAGCACAGCGCGCAGAGCAGTGCGTCACCGAGCGCCAGGCTGTGAGGGCGAAGGCATTGGAGATTGCCGAGCGCATGGGGCGCCGGGATCTGGTCGAGCGCTTCTGATGACCACAACCTCCCACGCCGGGGCAGCGGCGATACCAACCAGCTCGGGATCGGTAACTCTCCCGGCATTGCCGATGGGCGCGAGGGTGTCTCCTCCCCTGCTGCAAAGCAACGCGCGGCAAAAGCTGGTTCTGCCATTTTTTCACAACCTTCGGAGTGCATCATGAGCAACACCACCGACCAGCAACTGCGTTTGTTCGCAGACCGCATTGCCCGCCTGATCGATGAGCGCAAAGGCGTCTCCGACGACATCCGCGACACCTACACCGAGGCCGCATCGCAGGGCTATGACAAGGCCGCGTTGCGCGAGGTCATCAAGCTGCTTGGGCAGGACGAGGAAAAGCGCAAAGCCCACGCGGCGATGGTCGAGCTCTATGGCGTGCAGCTGGGGCTCGGCTTCTGATGCGCGGCAAGCATTCCTTCCAGGCGCTTGGGCGCCTCCCCAAGGGCCAGATGAACAAGACCGAGGCAGCATACGAGGCCGAGGTGTTGAAGCCTGCCCTGATCGCTGGCGACGTGCTCTGGTATCGCTTCGAGGGCGTCAAGCTGCGGCTGGCGGACAACACGTTCTACACCCCCGATTTCGTGGTGCTGAATCGCGACGGGCTGATGGAGTGCCGCGAGGTGAAGGGCTTCTGGGCCGATGACGCGCGGGTCAAGATCAAGGTCGCCGCTGATCAGTATCCGTTCGAATTCACCGCGGTTCGCAAGGGCAAGAAGTCCGATGCGCAGCGCTGGCTGGTGGAGGCTTTCTGATGGCCCGAGAACCCCACCCCAAGCAGCTGGCATTCATTCAGAAGATGGAATCCTGGTGCGCTGAAACCGGCACCAAATACCCGGTCCTGTGCCGCACTGCCGGCGTCAACGATATGGTGAAATACAACGTCCGCAACGGCACGAGGGTCAACGACCGCGTGCTGCAGAAGCTGGCCGATGTGATCGACGCCAACCCCGGCGGGATCGAAACGCCGCATCGCAAGGCCGTCACAACAGCGAGGCTGAGCGAAGCCGAGATCGAGGCTCGGTCGCGTGCCGTCCAGCGTGAGCGCGAGCAGCGCGCCATGGCCCATCTGCGCGCCGAGAGGCCAGGATTCAACGGAAGGCGCGCGGGATCGATGCGCCCTATCTGGGAGCAAGTTGCATGAGGATGACGGACCCGGCGCCAACACGCGCTGCCATCACAGCCCGGCGGATCATCGAGATAGTCTCGCACCATACCGGTGTCAGCGTCGATGCCATGAAGAGCCCGCGCCGCCACACACCACTGGTCAACGCCAGGCACATGGCGACGATGCTCATTCGCCAGTATCGCCCCGACCTGTCCTATCCGCAGATCGGCCAGATGCTCGGCGGTCGCGATCACAGCACGATCATCCACGGCCAGCGCCTGATCATGGATCGGCTGCGGCGGTGCCCTGACCTGCGGGAGTGCGCCGAGCACGCCGAGTTCGATGTGGTCTATGAGGCGCTGCATGTTCGGGATCTGGTCGGGTGAGCCGCTGGTATAAGCGCTGCGGCGCCGATTTCATCCACGGCACTATGAGCCTCACGCTGGAGGAAAAGGGCGCTTACTCGCTTTGCCTAGACCTAATTTACGATCGAGGCAAACCCATCCCCGATGACGCGCGCTGGCTTTCCGGCGTGTGCGGTGTCTCGATCCGCAAGTGGAATGCACTTCGTCAAAGGCTGATCGATACCGGCAAAATCTACGCCGCCGATGGCCTTTTGAGCAATGTTCGCGCTGATTTGGAGATGGTTTCGTCCGAGTTACAGCGCCGAAATCAAGCCGAAAGCGGTGCGAAAGGTGGACGAAAGCGCGCTGAAAATGCGGGGCAAGCCAAGGAAAACAGCAACTTAGGCCAAGCGACCCTTAAGCCTATAGAAGAGAAGAGAATAGATAAGAAAGAGAACCCCTTACCCCTTGCAGGGGAAGCCACTCCCGATCCTATCGATGAACTGATCAGCACATGGAACGAGGTCGCCGGGATGACCAACCTGCGCGCCTGCCGTGCCATCGACGCTGACCGGCGGCGAAAGGCCAAGGCGCGGATTGCCGAGCATGGCCTGGAGGAAATGCGCGAATGCTGCGGGCGCGCCGGGCTGTCGTCATTCCTGACCGGCAAGAACGACCGGGGTTATCGCGGCGGCATCGAATACATTTTGGAGCCCTCCAAGCTGACCAAGCTGCGGGAGGGGCTTTACGATGATGCCGAGCCTGACACTCCCCCGCCGCGCCGCCGCGAGGGCTCCAACGTCGCACAAATCGGTCAACTTGCACAAAGGCTAAGGGCATGAGCTATCTCGATAAAGTTAAAGGCAGTTCGGCATCTGGCGGCGGCGCCAATCTCACTGACCCGGTGGACAATCCGCACGCGCTGATCGAGTGGTACGAGGGCAACAACCAGCACATGCAGGCAGTCCGCGTCCGTCTGTGGAACGGAATGCCCCAGCGCGATGCCCACCGCGAGATGGTCGAAAAGTGGCAGGCTTCATCGCTCGCCTTCGACAATCCGCCTCCCCCGGTGCCGCACTGGGTCAAGCGCGGCGAGCCGATCGGGGAAAGCGAAGAGCGCCGCATGGAGCGTTGCCTGTGGTTGATGACCAAGGGCAAGACGCCGCAATCTCAGGTCAACGCCTGGCCGCCCCGCTGGCGCCAGATCGCGACGACACGCGGCTATCTCGACGCCGACGGGATGCTGCGGAAGTTCGCCAAAAACGAAGGGGAGCAAGCCTGATGGCCAAGCAGCAACGCCGCCGGAAGATCAAGCGGGTCACGACCACGCAACTGGAAGCGCGCCTCGACGCAACGCCTGAGCGGCTGGCGAAGGGGGATCACAGCGAGTTCGTCAATCCGGCAGAGATCGACCCGAACGAGCAGCGTATCACCAGCGTTCGCCGATTCCGCATGTCGCACCTCGATCGCCTGCACCGCGCCGAGAAGCTGAACCTCGTGCAGTGGTATGCCGGCGACTGGTATCGCAACACGCACCACCGCTGCGCGTTCGGTGCCAAGGTGACGGGCAGCTATGGCGAGCGCACCACTGGCGGCATGCAGGAAGCTGGATTGCCGCGCACCGAAGCGCAATGGCGCGCACGGCAGGACTTGCGGCAGGCTCGCGAGCAGTGGCCCCAGGCTGTGCGCGAGCATATGGATCGGTTTCTGCTCGAGGACACTTATCCGCGGTTGTCGCACCGCGCGCGCGATCGGGATCTGGGGCAGATGCGCAATGCGCTGGATAGGCTGGCGATGTATCTGCGGTTGTTGTAATGGGAGGTTATGAAGCTGCCCATCCTCGCCGCCACCATCCTGCTCGCCGGCTGCGCATCGGCCCAGACCGTCGCCACCCGTGAGCCTGTGCGCACGCTGACGACAGCGCGGCCGTTCGCCGAAGTCTCGTACTGCCTGGCGCAGGCCAATCGCGTCCCCGCGACGATCCTGCCCGATGGCAGCCACGAGTTCACGATCAAGAACATGTACGGCGGCACCGGCGCGGTTTTGACGTTGACGCCGCAGGGTGACGGCGCGCGATTCGTGTATCGCGAGGCGTTCCCTATCTCGGTGGGCTGGAAGGACTGTCTCTGATCGGAACACGCTTGCGCGGGCGGAACTTTTCGCGTAGACATTTCGCAATGCTTAGAAATGCGCCCGGCGGAATGCTGCGGCGCTTTTTTTGTGCCCGCGTGATTTAATATCAAAGGAAATCAACCATGCCCCAAGGCGGTAGGCGCACGGGCGCTGGCCGTCCGAAGGGCGCGCGCAGTGCGAAGACTCTCGCCCAGACCAAAGCAGTTGAAGCGAGTGGTTTGACGCCGCTCGACTTCATGCTGTCGGTGATGCGGGACGAGAAGAACGAACAGGCTGTTCGGCTTGATGCTGCCAACAAGGCAGCGCCGTATGTTCACGCCAAACTGGCCACCGTCGACCACAAGTCGAGCGATGGCAGCATGGCGACGAAGCCGGACACGATCGTAATCAAGGCTGCTGCCGGTGCCGACGGCGGAGATTGAACTCCCGCCGAAACTAGTTCCAATCTACGCCCCGCCACGCGGCAGCGTTCAATACCGGGGGACACACGGCGGGCGTGGGTCCGCAAAGTCGTTCAGCGCGGCCCTGATGGCTGCGGTCTGGGGGTATGCCGAGCCCATGCGGGTTCTCTGCACCCGCGACCTGCAGGTGTCGATCAAGGAATCGTTTCACGCCGAGCTGAAAGCAGCAATCGCTGCCTATCCTTGGCTGGAAGCGCATTACGATGTCGGCGTCGATTATCTGCGCGGCGCGAACGGCACTGAGTTTCTGTTTCGCGGCCTGCGCCACAACACCACCGGCATCAAGTCGCTGGCCAAGATTGACCTGACCATCGTCGAAGAAGCGGAAGACGTTGCCGAGGATAGCTGGCTGGCCCTCGAGGCTACCGTCTTTCGCCAGGCGCGGTCCGAACTGTGGGCGGTCTGGAACCCGCGCAACGAGGCACGGCTGGAGGATGGGCGCTGGACTGGTTCGCCGGTTGACGCACGGTTCCGCAAGGCACCGCCGCCCAATGCGCTGATTACGGAGATCAACTGGCAGGACAATCCGTTCTTCCCCCCCGGCCTCGACGCATTGCGCAGGCGGGAGCAAGAGCGGCTTGATCCTGCGACCTATGCCCACGTTTGGGAGGGGGCATACCTCACCAACAGCGATGCGCAGGTGTTCGCTGGCAAGGTGCATGTTCAGGCATTCGAACCCGAACCACAATGGGACGGCCCCTACTACGGCGGCGACTTTGGCTATAGCCAGGATCCGCTTGCCGCGGTCGAGGTCTGGATTGACGACGCGGACATCTACATCAGGCGCGAGGCCTGCAAGGTCGGTGTCGAGAACGATGAGATCGCGGACTTCGTGACAGCGCGGATCCCCGGTTTCGCGCAAGAGGCAAGCCGTTGGGATAACTCGCGGCCCGAGACGATCAGCTACATCAAGCGGCATGGACTACCCCGCGCCATGTCATGCGATAAATGGGCGGGCAGTGTCGAGGACGGGATTGCGCACCTGCGTTCCTACAAGCGCATCGTGATCCACCCGGACTGCCCGAACATGCAGAGCGAAGCGCGGCTCTACAGCTACAAGGTCGACCGCCTGACTGGCGATGTGACTAGCACCATCGTTGATGCACACAACCACGGGTGGGACGCCGTTCGCTATGCGATCGGCCCCATGATCAAGTCGAAAGGATCAGTAGGCATGATCCTCCGAAAGAAGCACCGGTGATGAGCCGCCTGCAGCTTGTCACTAACGCCGCGGTTCGGCGCATAGAAGCCATGTTTCCGGGGTTCTTTCAGGACGCCAAGCACAACCATTATCGCGACTTCGGATTCCCCGAGCACCTGACGTTCAGCCAGATCTACGCCATGTACCAGCGCAATGGGTTCGCCCGCGCTGGCGTCGACAAGACCATCGGCAAGACATGGCAGGACAACCCGGCGCTTTGGGAAAACGAAAAGCCGCTGGCCACAACCGGCGAGAAGGCAATCGCCGAACGGTTCGCTGATCTGCGGGTGTGGCAGCGCCTGGCTGAAACTGATCGGCGCTCGCTGGTCGGCGGATATGCCGGTGCCATCCTGCGGTTCGCCGACAACAAGCGGTTTCAAGAGCCGGTTGACCGAGTGAACGGCGGGCTGAAGGGTCTGGTCGAGGTCATCCCGGCGTGGGCTGGCCAGTTGACGGTTTCGCAATGGGACACCGACGAGACCAGCGAGAATTACGGGCAGCCGACCATGTATGCCTTCAACGAGGCGGAATTGCCGGGTGCATCGACCAACGTCACGACCGACACTCGCACGCGTAGCTTCAATGTCCATCCCGATCGCGTCATTCTGTGGTCGGCTGATGGCACGGTTCACGCGGAATCGTATCTGGCGCCCGGCTATAACGACCTGATGACCATGGAGAAGGTCGCGGGCGCCGGCGGCGAAGGCTTCTGGAAGAACGCCAAGAGCGCGCCTGTGCTGTCGGTCGACAAGGATGCGCGGTTGCAGGACATGGCCGCAGCGATGGGTGTCGCGCAGGAAGACGTTGCCGACGCCATGAACGAACAGGTCGGAGACTGGCAGAAGGGCTTCGACAAGCTGCTGATGCTGCAGGGCATGAAGGCCGAGGTTCTGGGCATCACCCTGCCCCAGCCCGAAGAGTTCTTCAACGTGGCGCTGCAGGGGTTCGCAGCATCGATCAACTGCCCGCTCAAGATTCTGGTCGGCAACCAGACGGGCGAACGGGCCAGCACAGAAGATGCCCGTGATTGGGCCCAGGTCAATATGAGCCGCCGGAACAACTCGGTGGTCCCGAATATTCATGAGTTCGTCAATCGCCTGGAGCGCGTCGGCATCCTGCCCGAGCGCGAATATGTGGTCGGCTGGCAGTCGCTCACCGAGTCCACCATGGCCGAGAAGATCGAGCGCGCCGGCAAGATGGCCGCCATCAACCAGAAGATGGGCATGGACGCCCCGTTCCTCCCCGAAGAAATCCGCGATGTCGTCGACATGCAGCCGCTGACCGAAGCGCAGATGTCGGGCCGCGAAGGAGATGTGATTTGAAACAGGTCCGCGTAAACGTTCGCTCGCTCGCCAACATGGCAGCGGTCCGCAAGGAAAAGCGCCATGGCCGCGATGTCATCATCGTGCCCAGCGCCACCTTGCCCGACAACGTGGTGATGAACGGCATCCGGTACGAAGCCGCGGAGATCGCCAAGAGCTTCGCCACGCTGAACCGCACCCCGGCACCGTTCGGTCACCCCCTGATCAACGGCAAGTTCGTCTCGGCGCGCGAGCCCGAGGGCATCAACCTGACGTGGATCGGCGCGCACAACGAGAACGCTCGCCAGGAAGGTGGTCGCGTGCTGCTTGACAAAGTGATCGACGTCGAGGTCGCCAACCAGAGCGAAAACGGCCGCGCGGTGCTTGCCGCGATCGAGGCCGGCGGCCCGGTGCACACTTCCACCGGCCTGCTCTGCGAGCTCGAGCCTGTCGAGGGCGACGACAGCATCCGCGCTAACGCGCGCAACATCTATTTCGACCATGACGCCATCCTGCTGAACGAGGATGGCGCGGCCACCCCCGAGCAGGGCGTCGGCATGCTGGTCAACCGGGCAACCGGCGAAGAACAGGAAATCGAGGTCATCAATTCGGCTCTGAGCGAGGCGGATCGGGATCTGGATTGGGCAGTGGATTCACTGGCCAGAGCGCTGGAAAAGCGTGAGCGTGCTCCAATGCTGGAGCGAATGAAATCCGCAATCATCGATGCCTTGAACGGCTTCGGGCGGGAACCCTCTCTCAACGAAAAGGAAAACGATATGACTGTATCGAAAGAACAGTTCGATTCGCTTTCCGCAGAGGTCAAGACCCTCTCGGAAGGCATCGGCAAGAGCATCACGGAAGCGGTCAACGCTGCTGTGAAGCCCCTGACCGACAACCTCGCCAACATGCAGGCGAATGCCAAGGCCAAGGACGACGCCGAACTGGCCGGTCACATCGCGACCATCGTCAAGGCGAACCTGCTGGACGAAGACAGCGCCAAGGAACTGACCCTCAACGCTGCGCGCAAGCTGGCCGAGAAGGCCAAGCCCGGCAAGGCTGCTGGCTTCAATGGCGCCCCCATGACCACGAACGCGGACGATGAGTTTGCGGGCGTCGATCTCAACGCAGCGCTGGAGGCGAAGTAACATGGCAGGCAACGTCATCTATCGCGGCCCGGTCACCACTGGCTGGCAGCCGCGCACCGTCACGAACAAGCCCGTCGCAGGCGCATACCTGCCCGGCACGTTCGTCGAGGAAACCGCAACCACCCTTGCGCAGATCACCACGGCTCTGGGCAAACTGCCCATGATCCTCGGCAATCTCGATTTCAAGGATCAGGATGTGGCGACCGCCTACACCTCGGGCGATACCGGTCTCGCGTATCACCTTGAACCCGGCCAGGTCTATCAGGCGCGGGTGGCAGCAGCCACCTATGCCAAGGATGCGCCCCTGACCATCGGCGCGGCAGGACGACTGACCGCCGCGACCGCAGCCACCCCCGTGGTGGCGTTCTTCAGCGACACCCCCGGCGCGAAAAGTGCAGGTGATCTGGTCGATGTCATCATCGCCAACACCTACACCGTCCCGGCAGCGTAAGGAGCGCACAGACTATGCTTCGTTTCACTCCCGAGCAGCAGGCATTCGTGCTGGCCAATCGTCGCCAGTTCAATGCTTCCCAGGTCGCCCTTGCGAATGCGCATGGGCAGACCCTTATCGGCAACGCGCTTCCGCTCCCCAAGGACGTTTGGGGACAGTGGGACCGCGAAGGCGTCGAACTGCAGCGCACCACGCTTGCGGTTTTCAACGACCTTGCCGCTTCCGTCGCAACCCCGATGCCGATCGGCAAGCTGGTGCATCACTTCCAGACGATCAGCGACAGTGGTTCGGTCAACATCTCGCTCGATGGTCGCTCCAAGGCGCGCACCGATCAGCCGGTGTTCGAATACCACGGCACGCCGCTGCCGATCACCGACAGCACGTTCAGCTATGGCTGGCGTCAGGTGGAGGCAGCACGCTCCGAAGGCTTTCAGCTGGACAGCGCGGGCCGCATGAACGCCATGCGCCGTGTTGCCGAGAAGCTGGAAAGCCTCGCGCTCGACGGTGATGCAGGGATCGTGGTCGGCGGCGCAACGCTGTACGGTCTGCGCACCCAGCCCAAGCGCAACACTCGCTCGACCGGCGTCACGCTCAACGGTGCTACCGGCGCGCAGTGGCTCGCCGAGTTCACCGCTACCCTGAAGCTGCTGCACGCGGACAACTTCAAGGTTCCGGCGACCGTATATGTCCAGTGGGACGATTGGTTCTATGCGACCAGCACTGAGTTCACGACCGGCTACCCCAAGACCATCGCGCAGCGCGTGCTGGAACTGGGCGGCATTCGTGAAATCATCCCCGCCGACAGCCTGGCAGCGGATGAAATCATCGCTATCGTGAAGGATCGCCGCGTGGTGCAGGTGCTCAACGGCATGCCGATGACCACCCGCGCACAGTTCCGCGCCAACCCCGAAGACGAATACAACTTCGTCACCATGGCTGCGGCATCGATCGAAACCAAGTTCGACGCCGACGACAACTGCGGCATCGCGCACTCCACCTGATGACGGCGGGAGGGTTGGGTGACCGGCCCTCCCCCGCTCCGAAAGGAAATCCCATGAAGATCGAAATCACCCAGAAGGGCGTTTATGACGCCAAGGGTCAGGAAATCGAAGTCGGCACCGAAATGGACATCAAGGGCGATACCGTCCCGGCATGGCTGGTCAACAAGGGCCGCGTCCTAGCCGAGGCCAAAGGCAAGGCCGCTGTCACCAACACCAGTGGCGCCGAGCGCCAGGCCCGCCTCAAGGAAATCGCGATGGGTCTCGCCGATGGCGACTTCATCGCATCGGGCGCGCCGGACGTGGCCAAGGTCAACGAACTGCTGAACGAAGACGAAACCGCCTTCACTGCAGCCGAGCGCGATCAGGTGTGGCCCGGCATTGCGGCCGATGTGATCGCCGCCCGCAAGGCTGCCTAAGCCATGGCCGCAACCCTCGCAGGCTGGATCACCTATGCCGGTCTGCGGGGGCTGGTAGTGGCCAACGAGGCAGCATCGGAACAGGCGCTTGTGCGCGGGGCGGACTATATCCGCTATCACTACATCGCGCGCTTCCTGCCCGGCTATGACGAAACCTCGCCGAACGTCGATGAGGCTATCTATGAAGCCGCAGCGCTCGAACTGGCCACCCCCGGCTTCTGGACGACCACCTTCACCCCTGCCCAGCAAAAGGTTCTGACCGGCGTCGACACGATCCGCTGGACGGTAACGGGCGGCACGGACAGCGCCGACGCATGGGCGAACGCCAGCCCGACCAGCACCAAGATTGCCGCGATGCTGGCGCGCTACATGCCGGGCAAGTATCAGATCGGCTTGAAGGCAGTGGGGCTTTGATGATAAGCCTCGTCCCGATGGCCAGCGACAAGAACGTAACCGCCCTGCGCGGTGGCCCGGTGCTGATGCCGGAACCCAACGCGGGCTGCATCGCCTATCTGCGAGATTTGCTGGCGAAAGCGGAGTCCGGTGAGGTTGTCGGGTTCGTCTGCGCCACGCTGCACGGAGATGGCCTGTCAGGCCACACGATCGCAGGCATGATCGGGCCGAACACGTTGCTGGGAGCCGTCGAGATGGCCAAGGCGGATCTTATGGACCGGATGCGGGAGCGGGATTGAGTGTCCGGCGCATCTATCGCGGCGGAAGTCGCAGCAGCCCTCGCTGAGGTCGCGACCGAAGTCGGCGACGGATCGTTCACGGTGACGCTCGTCCGGGCGATGGCCAACCCGGTCACGCCCTGGGACACCGGGAACTATGGCGCCCCCGAGGAAATAGAACTGCCCGCAATGGTGACCAGCTACCCGCAGCGGCTCATCGACGGCACGCTTATTCAGGCATTCGATCGCAAGGTGATGATCGCAGCGCAGGGCACGAAGCCCACGACCGCGGACACCCTGACGATCGGCGAAGAGACATATCGGATTATCAACGTGGAAGAGACGGCCCCGAGTGGGGTTGCGCTGTTCTATCAGGTGCAGGCAAGGAAATGACCATGGTTGTTGTCGGCAAGCTGATCGCCAAGCCAAAGCGCTGGGTGAATTCCGCAACGTTTGCGTCCGCCATCCTCTGCGCTGCAGTTTCGTTTTTCAGCTGGAGGGCTGCTGAGGCGATCTCCGACTGGTCAGCGGACCTGATCGTCAAGCACGGCTTTCCCGTGTTGTTCGTGGCTGATTAATGGCCAACCGCCGCCGTCTACAGAACAGACTGGCGGAACTGCTCAAGCAGTACGACGCCAGCATCCAGGCGGCTTTCTTGGAGGCGATCCGCAACAAGGCGAACAGCATCAACCTGACCGATCTGGCAGCGGCAATCGAGGCGCGCGAGATCGACCGGGCATTGCGCATTGCAGGCGTGACGCGGGCGGACCTGTTTCCGTTCGATAGCGCGATTAGCAGCGCCTATGTGGCAGGCGGGCAGACTATCGCAGCAGCTGCCCCGGCGTTCGCTGTGAGCTTCGGTTTCGACGGCAGGGCAACCCGTGCAGAGGCATGGGCTCGCGATCATGTCGGCGGGTTGGTGACGAACATCGTCGATGATCAGGTGCAGATGCTGCGCGAGACGATCGGGACGCAGATTGCAGGCGGCGTGAACCCCCGCACGGCAGCGCTGGACATCGCAGGCCGCACGGTCGGCAATGCCCGGCAAGGCGGTTACATCGGGCTGTCGCGCCCCCAGGCTGGCTATCTCCGCAATGCGCGGGAGGAACTGGCAGGGCTCGACGCCAACTATTTCACCCGCAAGCTGCGGGATCGTCGCTTTGACGGCATCGTGCGCAAGGCGATCGACGCGGGCAAGCCACTGGCGCAGGCAGACATTGACCGGATCGCGGCGCGCTACAGTGACCGCATGTTGAAGCACCGGGCAGACACGATTGCGCGGACAGAATCGATCACGGCTCTGCGGGCTGGACGGCGCGAGGGGATGTTGCAGGGCATCGAAGGCGGGGCAATCCGCGCGGAGACGGTCAAGCGCATCTGGAACAGCACCGGGGATGCTCGCACGCGGGCTGATCACATGACCATGAACGGCCAAGAGGTTAACGGCATGAATGAGCCCTTCACCCTGCCCGATGGGTCCAGAATGCTTTTCCCCGGCGACACAAGCCTCGGGGCCGCTGCTGATCAAGTGATCCAGTGTCGATGCTTTGAGGAACTTCGTGTGGATTTCTTGAGTGGCCGATAACCGGAAGTTCATCGCCGACGTGGGGGCGGCGGTCCGCAAGCGTAAGGGCCTGATGCTACAGGTCGCACAGGAATCCATCCAGGATGTTGTCCGCCTGGCTCAAACGCCGGTCGCGCGCGGCGGGTCAATGCCGGTGGACGAGGGCGGGCTCATCAATTCACTGGTAACCGAACTACGCGGCGCGCAGGTGGGGCAAGGCGAAGATAGCTACACGCTCGGCATTGCGGGGCTTCGGCTTGGCGATGCTTTCCAGGTGGCATGGACTGCGCCCTACGCAATCGCACGGCACTACAAGCCCGAGAGTTTCGGCCAAGGGGGCGGGCTCTGGCGCGACAAAGCGGCCCAGCAGTGGCAGCGGATCGTCGCCAGCAACGCCGCCAAGGTCAGCTAAAGGCAGGATTTCCAGCTTTCACCGAGGGCAATGAACGAGCGCCGGTATTCAACCCGGCTGCCCTTCCCCTCTGGCCTGATCGTGAACGCAGACGAAACCGCGTCATAGAGGTTGTTCTTGATCAGCACGACTTGCGAGCCATCCTCTTGCTGCATGGGTGTCGAGTTGTTGCGCGATGCGATGCAGGACGCGACCACGCCGGGGCTTTTGGTGCTGGTGAAAGTGTCGGACGGCTCTTTGTTCAGAACTCTCTGAGTTGAGGCGCACGAAGAGGCGCAGATACTCGCAACGATTAGTAATGAGATACGCATTTCGCTCTCCATGATGGTTGGTGAGATCGTCGGCGCTACTCTGGCAAAGTCAAGCGGAAAGGAAAGCGATGCCGACCTTTGCCGAGATCGAAACAGCTATCGGGCAGCGCCTCGAGGGCATGGCAAACGTTCCGCTGATCGCATGGCCGAACCGCGCGTTCACGCCGGGCGATGTGGCTTATCTTGAGTTTCGCCACGCGCCAAACGGCAGCGTGGATCCCGTCATCGCGGGTGGCTTTGCATACCAGCTTGGGCTTGTCCTGATCACCGTCATCACCCCCGCCGGCGGCTTCACCACGGCGGCGAACACGCTGGCGCAGGCTGTGGCCGATCGGTTCCCCAAGGCGCTGCGCTTGGCGGCAGGCACCGGCAAGGTGGTGATCAACGCGCCGACATCGCTGGCAACCCCGTTTCAGGACGGCGCTTATTGGCGGCAACCTGTCCGCATTTCCTACGTCACCGAATAATTACGAAAGGCACGACCAATGACCGGCTCTCATATCGGCAAGACCATCTATGTGGCAGAAGCACTCCCCGCCACCAACGACGCGGCGGGCTTTGCGGCCCTGACCTGGGTCAAGGCGAACGGCGTCCAGACGCTGCCGCAGCTCGGTGTCTCGCATAACAACATCGACGTGCCCGACCTGCAGACTGGCTTCACTGCTGGCATCAAGGGCGCTGGCTCGGGCAACGACAGCACGGCAACCTTCCGCATGGTTGCTGCCGACGCTGGCCAGGCTGATATCCGCGGCCTTGCGAACGCTGGCGGCACGCTGGGCGCGGGCTCGATCAAGATCGTCAAGGGCAGCGGTGCCGCACAGGCGCCGGTTGCTGGCGACCCGGTGCAGTACGCGCAGGGCTATTTCCACAGCTACATCGAGATCCAGGGCGACGACACGAGCCACGAGGGTTTCAGCGTGAACTTCAAGCAGAACGCGCTGACCGTTGATGCCACGGAGCCCGCATAATGGATTTCGACCTCCTCGATCTGCGCGAGGCTGCTGACAAGGAATATTGGGTTCAACTGCGCATGGGCGACACCCTGCTGTTTGCCGATATGGACAAGCAGCAGGGGCCTTGCCGGGTGCTGGTGGCGTCGATGGCAGAGCCGGGCGTCGAGGATGCCGCAAAGGCCATCGCTCGCGCGGGTGCCTTGTACGGCGCCATCGAAGCGCAGCTTGCAGTTGCGCCGAACCGTGAGCAGCGTCGGGCAGCCGAAAAGCGGCTGGCTGAGCTGGACCGTGAGGCGGAAAAGTGCATCAGCAACTATCTGCTGAAGACGGTGCGCGGTTGGGAGAATATCGAAAAGGGCGGTGAGCCGCTGCCCTTCTCGGACGAAACCCTGAAAGACATGGCACAGCCCAAGGCCCCGCTGTTCCGCATGGCAAGCGCGATCGCGAAGGATGCGGCAGCTGCGCAAAGCCCTTTTTTCGAGTCCGATCCCGACTGACACTGTTCGCCGCGCAAGTCGGGTGGCTGATGGCCAAGCCTGATGGCCAGGAAGAAACCCGCGCTCAGATGCACGGCGAGCAAATCCCCGATCTGCCCCCGACTGAACGGCTAGCCGACATCTGGTTGCAGCTTGGGCGCGCAGGCGATGGCCTGTCAGGCGCTGTCCCATTCACATGGGCAGAGATTGCGGCATTCGCCCGCATGTCAGGCACCGACCTGCACCCCGCCGAGGCGTCCTGTCTCGTCGAAATGTCCCGTCAATTCTGCATCGAGGTTGCTGACCGCAATCCTCTGCGCATGGCACCAATGGAGCGCAAAGCATGACCGATCTTGCGCGCCTTGTTCTCGATGCCGACACGCGCGGCCTCAAGTCCGGCGAGCGCGATCTGGACAACCTCGGCAGGCAGTCGCGCAAGACGGCGGGCGAAGTCGATTCCTCGGCAGGCATGATGGCTTCGGCCTTCAAGAAAGCCGGGGCTGCGATCGTGGCGCTCGGCGCTGCCGATATGGCGATCAGCTTCGGCAAGGCGTCCGTGCAAGCGGCTATCGATGCGCAGGAAATGCAGAGCGCCTTTGAGGTTGTCTTTGGCAACATGGCCGAAGATGTCCGCGCCTGGGCAGAGGAAACCGGCAATGCGCTGGGCCGCTCGACGCAGGAAATCCAGCGCGGCGCATTGGCATTCCAGGAACTGTTCGGCAAGGCGCTGGACCCGGCGCAGGCTGCGGAACTGTCCAAGCAGTTCGCGGTCCTGACGCAGGATCTCGCCAGCTTCAAGAACCTGTCGAATGAGGTCGCGCAGCAGAAGCTGTTCAGCGGGCTTATCGGCGAGGCCGAGCCCCTGCGCGCGGTCGGCGTGTTCCTGTCAGAGGCGGCAGTGCAGGCAAAGGCGGCAGAGCTCGGCTTGCGCGGTGTCAGCGGCGTGCTGACCGATCAGGAAAAGATCGTCGCGCGCGCTGCGATCATTCAGGAACAGCTTGCCGCGGCGCAGGGCGATGTCGAGCGCACGGGCGGCAGTGCTGCGAACCAGATCAAGACCATGAACGCAGCGGTCGAGGAATTGCAGGTCGCGCTTGGAACGAAGCTGCTTCCCGTGTTCACCCCGCTGATCTCGGCGGTCGCCCAGTTTATCACAATGCTGGCCAATGCGGCACAGGCCATCAACATCAACATGGTCGCCATCAACGACTTCGCACGCGGCCTGCAGATCCTTTCGGGCTATGCGGTCGCGGCAGGCAACGCCTTCAACTTCAACTTTGTAGGCGGGATTTCCCGCGCGGGCTCCGAACTCTGGGAGTTCATCAAGCGCATGATCCCCGCTATCGGCTACCTCGAGCGCATCATCGGCCTTGTCCGCAGCTTGGGCGCAGCCGAGCGCGGCACCACTGCCCGCAACCAGGCATTGCGCGGCCCTGCTGGTGGCTTCGCAGCCATGTTCGGCACTGGCGGCTCGCTGTCCGCAGATATCGCGCGATCGAACGCGACGATGGCAACCACCACGACCACGCTCAAAAACATGGGCGTGAGCCTCGGCGGTGTGTCGGCAGGCGCCGGAAGCGCCGGGCGTGCAATGACAGTCGCCGCCAACGATACGAAGGCCGCAGCCGATCGAATGAAGGCCGACATCGACGGCATAATGGACCGGCTGTTCCCCTTGCAGGGCGAAATCAACCGCCTGACAAAGGAGATGGCAACGCTCGAGGCCATCCGGTCGCAGGTCGGAGATGCTGCCTATGTCCGCGCACGCGAGGCGCTGGAAAAGCAGGCCAACGCCCTGCAGTCGGAGATCGATTACGGGGCCATCCTGCCCGCCGAAATCATTCCACAGTTCAAGGATTGGGAAGCGGCGCTGGGTGGCTTCAGTGAAAAGGCCAAGGTGACGGCCGTTCAGGTCACCGAGTCTTTCAAGGACATGGCCACCGCCACGATGCAGTCGCTAAGCAATCTCGCCAACGCAATACGAGGCGGCGACTTCCTCGACATCCTGCAGTCTGTGATTGGCCTTGGCCTGCAGTTGGGCAGCATGGGCGCGTTTGGTGAAAGCGTGCAGACCAGCATCAACAAGCCGCGCAGTTTCGACGGCGGCGGCTATACGGGCTCAGGCGCGCGCTCGGGCGGTATGGATGGCAAAGGCGGGTTTCTGGCCATGCTTCACCCGCGCGAGACTGTGCTCGACCACACGCGCGGACAGGGCGGCGGAACCACTCGCGTCGATGTCATCCCCTCACCCTATTTCAACGTGGTTGTCGATGGCCGCATCGTGAACGCAGCCCCGGCGCTAGCCAACGCTGGCGCGATCCAGGCGCAAACCAGCCAGGCCAATAGCGGCAGAAGGACGGTGCGCCGATGATCGTTCTGCCCGACTTCGCCGTTCGCGGATCTGCAACGCCGGTATTCATCGACGCAGGCTTCACGCAACGCGGCGTCGCATCCCTTGGTCGCATCGATCGCAAGGGCTCGCGCTACAAGTTGGCCTGCACTTATGGGCCGTTTCACCCTGAGCAGGGCCGCGTCATGGTTTCTCGGCTGATCGCTGGGAAGCAGGAAGGCGTGCGCATCCCCTACCCGCTGCTGGTCAGCCAGGGCGCGCCGGGTGCGCCTGTCGTGGATGGCGCAGGGCACGAGGGCAAGACCCTGCCTATTCGCGGGCTGACACCCGGCTATGTCTGCCGCGAGGGCTATTGGCTTTCGATCACAGACACGGCGGGCCGAAGCTATCTGCACAACGTCAAGACGGGTGCGCGGGCTGATGCCAGCGGCGAAATGTCTGTCGTCCTGAATGAGCTGCTGCGCTTCCCGTTCCTCGACGGCGCCACCATCAACCTTGCCGTGCCGATCGTCGAGGGCCTGGTTGAAGGCGACGAATGGGCTTGGTCGCTGTCTGTTGATCAGGTTGTGCCGATCGAATTCACGATTGAGGAAACCCGCTGATGGTCGGCATCACGGGGCTGCTCAAGATCGAATTGCCTGACGCCACGGTGCTGCTGAACGACGGCGGGATCACGACGTTCGACGGCGACACCTATTCGCCCGACGACGACCTGCTTGGCCAGATTATCAGCATAGACAGCCTGTCAGAGGGCATCGGGCAGGAAATCCCAGCGCTGAACATCACGTTCGCCCCGCCTTCGCTGGTGTCTGTAACCTCGCTTTCGATTGGAGCGATCCAGCAAAGCCGCGTCAGTCTGTGGGTTGCTGAATATGACACTGACACCGGCGAGGTTGTCGGCACGCCTGAACTGAGGTTCGTCGGCTTTGTCGATCAGCCGCGGGTGCAGGCATCGTTCCGACAATTCAACGTGTCGATCACTGCCACGCCCGAGCTCGAGGTGATGTTCTACAAGGACACCGGCAACGGGCTGAGCAGCACGTTTCACAAGTCGATCTACCCCGGCGAGACGGGCCACGACAACGCAACCGGGCTGGCTGTTTCGGTCGCTTGGGGCGTCAAGGGGCCACCTTCCGGCGGCGGCTTTGCTAGCGGCCCGAGTGTTGCTGTCGGGATTCCGACGTTCCCGGGGCAAGAGTTCGCACGATGAGGGAGAGCGAGCAGCGCCGGCTGGCCACTACTGCAACGGCGGAACGGTTTATCGGCAAGCCCTTTGACTGGACGGGACAAGGGACGTGCATCCACCTGGCGCGCTTCCATGCGTCGCAGATGGGCCATGATCTACCAATCGTGCCGCGTTTTCGGTCGGCCCTCGGTGCCATGAAGGCTCTGAGGGAAACGGGCGCAGAAAGCCTGCCTGAATTGCTCGACGGCATGTTCCTGCGCATCCCGGTCGCATTCATGCGGGTTGGCGACATGATGGCCACACCCGGCGATCAGGGCTTTCACGCGATCTACATCAAGGCCGATAAGTCCAAGTTCCTTGGCTGGCATGAATCGGTGCCGGATTGCACCTTCGTCGACATCGGCGATGATGGCATCCGCATGGCAGAAGGTGCTTGGCGGCTATGAGCAGAGGCCTTGCCAAGATCGGGAAGATCATCACATCCCCGATCAGCCTCATCATTGGCGACAAGGCGACGTCTGCGCTGCTGGCGATCGCTGCTGCCATCCCCGGCCCGCATCAGCCTTTCGCAGCTGCGGCCGCAGTGGCGTTCACGACGTTCAGCCAGCTTGCAGCACCAAAGCCTCCCGCGCGCGGTTCTGCGACCAATGTCATCATCGCTGCAGAGCCCCCGCGCCCCTACATGATTGGCGAAAGCTTTAGCGGCGGCGTGCTGCGTCATCAGGTCGCATATGGCGAGACGCTGAAAAAGGTCGAAAACCCGTTCCTATGGCAGGTCAAAGTCTTTTCTGGCGTCGGCCCTGTCGAGGAAATCGTTGAAGAGCAGTTCGATTTTGAGCCGATCGGCGGCTATTTCACGGGCTTCTATGATTCCGTCAGCCAGCTTGGATTGCGCCCTGAGAGCGCGGCGCTGGTCCCGCCTTATGGCACTGCGCCAGGCTGGACGACTGCCAGCAAGCTATCGGGCTGCGCAGCCATCGGGTCCAACTATAAGTTCGACCGTGACGGCAAGGTGTTTGCAAGCGGGCAGCCGCTTCATGGCGCAATCCTAAAGGGCGAAAAGGTCTATGATGCGCGCCTCGATGACACCTATCCGGGTGGTGACGGCCCCTGCAGGCTGGGCGACGAAAGCACCTATGTCTACTCGACGTGCCCCGCGCTTCATGCCGGGACTTATGCCTATGGCCGGTATCAGGACGGCATCAAGATTTTCGGCATCGGCATCGGTGCGGCTGGCATCGATTGGGCTGCCATCGTCGATTGGGCGAACGACTGCGACGCGAACGGGTGGGAAGCGCACGGGACAATCTACGAGGGCGGTCAGGGCAACGACATTCAGACGCAGCGGGTCCAGAATCTCGACGACATCTGCGCAGCCGGCGGCGGTCGCTGGCTTGTAGCTGGCGCGCTGCTGTCGTTCGACTGGCATCGCCCGCGCGTGTCGCTGGCAACGATGACGGACGACGACTGGCTCGAGGAAGGCGGCAACGCGACCGCGGTCCAGTCTGTGCGCGATCGGATGAACGGCGTGCGCCCGCAGTATATCAGCCCTGCCCATAATTGGGAGCAGATCACCGCCGACGAAATCATCGGCACGACCTATCGCGAGGAAGATGGGCAGGCATTTACACAAGTCTGGCCGCTGAATTTGGTGAAGGATGCAACGCAGGCCGGGCAGCTTGCCGCCTATGCGCTGACCGATACGCGCGAAATCGGGCCGATCGAGATCGCAGCCAATCAATCGTGGCGCTTCTATAAGCCCGGAGAGACGATCACCATCGACAGCGAATTGCTGGGCTACACCGGGCAGGCCGTCATCATGCAGCGGGAGTTCGACCCGCTGTCATTCGCGGTGCGTCTCACCTTGAAATCGGAAACCCCCGCAAAGCACGATTTCGCCTTGGGCAAGGTCGCCGTTCCACCGCCAACCCCCGTCATCGGGCAAACCGCAGAGGAGCGCGATCAGGTCGCCAGCACGGCCAACAATCCGCGCGGTGCCTATCGCATTCGGACCTATGTCCCGACCTTCCCAATCACGCCAGGCGATGGCGAGATTGTCATCGTCGCGTTCACCGGCACGCTGGAAGATGGCCGCACGATCAGCTTCCCCGCCGAGACACTGACCGGGCTCGATCAGCTGACGCTCTACGATGTGTTCTGGGATCTGATCACCGAGGAATATCTGACCTTTCTGCGGCCCGCCCTGACCCAGATGGAAAGCGACCGCTACGTGTTCGTCGGCGCAGCAGCCACCAGCGACGGCACGGACTTCCCGATCCCCGCAGACCCGCCACCGGGCTGGAGCGGCGACCCGAATTATAACGTTCCCTGAGCCAAGGAAACTCGACGATGACGACGCAATACACCGCGTGGCTGCAATCGCTTGCCGCCGCGAACAAGGGGCCTGTGACCTTGCCCACCGCGACCCGCAAGTTGGCATATAGCCACGTCATCGCGCTTACTGGTCCCGACTATTCCGGCGCAACGATCACCGGGCAAGTGCGCTCGTCCCCCGACAGCGACACGATCCTTGCGGCATTCACCATCGGCACGCTGGCCTATTCGGACGGCGTGACGACCGTCCCGATCTCACTGGCTGCTGGCACCGGAAGCAATTCGACGGGCGTCCTGCCTGCCGACAGCGACCTCGATGGCATCGAATACTTCCCGTTCGACTTCCTGATGACGCCATCGGGTGGCGCTGCTGAACGCCTGTTCGGCGGGCTTCTGCCGGTATCCGGCCACATCACCCTTCCCGCATAAGGACCGAGCATGGCCATTGAAATCGCATTCGGTCAGCAGACCATCAGCGTTGCGCTCTACGACCCCAACACCGTCGCCGCGCGCGATTTCGCCGAAGCAGCAGCCGCCAGCGCAGCCGAGGCCGCAGGCGTCCTTTCCAGCACCACAAAAGCCATCGGTCACCCCGTCAACCAGGGCGTGACGGTCGAAGACGGCTATTGGAACCCCAACACCGGCGCAGCGCAGACCAATGCGGCGTATCAGCGCTGGACGCTGGCAGTTGTCGGCGGGCAGGTGCTTTCGATCAGCGGCATTGCCTCGGGCGACGTGATGGCGCTGGCGTCGTTCTTCGATGCTGACGGCGATCTGGTCGGTTCGCCTTTCATCCCCGGCGTGAACGACGAGTTCGAACGGTATGAGAACCAGCAGGTCACCGTTCCCGCTGGCGCAGTGCTCGCAAAGGGCAGCGCGTGGAACTTCGACGTCACCGTGCCCGGCTTCGAAGCCATCCCCGGCGGCAAGTTGGTCACCGTCGAGCGGCTCGAGATCGACGACACCCGCGCCGACGAGGTGCAGACCGTGCTCGATGGGCTGCCGTATGTCCAAAAGGCATGGGCGCCGAGCGATGGCTATTACGGCAGCACCGGCTCCCTGACCACGAACGCGAGCTGGAAGCATCAGGTTTTCGAGATCAGGGCGGGGCAATATCTGCGCGTCGAGAACGTGCTGGCCAATGGTTCGCCGACCGCAGCAATCGTGTTCGGCCAGGACATCGACGGCGGCACCGGGCAGTTTGGCGAGGTGACCGCATTCTACGATGTCGGCACCGCGTTCGACACCCGCGTTCCAGCAACCCCGCGCCTTGCACCGCCGCGCACCACCCATGTTGCGGTGACCACGCTCGGCACCCGCGACGTTCGCGTGTTCATCACCGAGCCCCAGGCCAGCTTTGCACGCGACATTTCGGACACGCTGGGATGCCTGAACCCCCTGCGCGGCAAAACGGCGGTGTGGTTCGGCACTTCGATTCCGGCGGGCGACGGCATCGCTGGCAGCTATGTCGACCGCGTGGCGACGGCAACCGGGCTCACCATCTTCAACGAGGCGATCGGCGGTAGCGCGGCACGGGGTGGTATCGCGGCACGGCGCACCACTGGCGACACCTATGGCTGGACCGGCGCGAGCTATGCCAACCTGCGCGTGGCGATGGGCAAGAGCGATGCTGAGTGCACCGACCTGATCACCGATTGGGTCAGCAAGTGGCGCGATCGCGTGGTTGGCACCAAGCCCGCAGCGTCGGCACTTTCGAGCGAGGAACAGGCGGTCATCCGGGGCTCGTCCTATGAGGCGATCCTTGACCCGTATCTGGTCGATGGCAACGTGCCGGACTATTTCATCTTCGACCACGGCTATAACGATTGGGCATGGGCCTACTTCAGCGAGAGTAGCCCCGGCGTCGGTTCCAACCTCTATGACATGACCACCGTGCCCGGCACGCGATTCGACCGTGCGACGTTCATTGGGGCGATGGAGTTCTACTTCAACCGCATCTGGGCTGTGAACCCGCGCGCCCGCATCATCCTGATCGGCCACAACGTCAAAGGCTCCGAGGATGACATTTCTGACGGCCAGTTGCTGCTGCAGGGCCGCACGAACTATCCGCTGATGCGCCTTTGGGAAGTCTCGGGCTTCAACAGCCAGGAAATCGTCGGCGGGCCTGCCGATGGCGAGACGGTGTTCAAACAGTGGAACCCCGACGACATCCACCCGCACAGCGACGCGACCGGGCTCAGCAATGACCACCTCGGCAGCCTGATCGCGCGCTGGCTGGTGCAGAACGCATGACCAGCGCCAACCAGGACATCTTCGTCGCTATGGACGACGCCGACTTCAGCCGCATGGCTATCATTCATTCGCTCCGGGGGGTTCAGGATTCAATCAACTCGATGCGGAAAGCCATGGACGAAAACCAGACGGAAACCAGGCACGTCCGCGAGGCGCTGATCAAGATCGAGACGCACATGCAGGCTCAGGATTTCGAACAGATGCGGCGAGATATCGAGATGCTGAAGGCCGACAAGGACAGGCGGTCGGGTGAGCGCAGCACGCTCGATGCGCTCAGCAAATCGCCGCTGACATATTTGATCGCGGCGGGCGCTGCCTTGCTGGCTTGGCTCAAGGGAGGGTTCTGATGATCCGCGAACTGCAACAGGCCCTTCTGGCTGCCGGGTACAATCCCGGCGCTGTCGACGGCATCAACGGACAGCGCACGATGACCGCGCTTTGCCTGTATATGTCGCGCGGCCAGCACAGGGCAAACTGCGAGGCAATCGGCGCATCGCTTGCCCAGCACGGCGGCGCATATGCCATCTTCACCCCGCTGCGCCTGGCGCACTTCATGGGGCAGTTGAGCCACGAAAGCGGACGGTTCCGCTACATGCAGGAAATCGCCAGCGGCGCGGCCTATGAAGGGCGCCGCGATCTGGGCAACACGCAACCCGGCGACGGGCGGCGGTACAAGGGGCGCGGTCCTATCCAGCTGACCGGGCGCGCAAACTATCGCACCGTCGGCGCACGGCTTGGCCTGCCGCTTGAGGCGCAACCCGAGATCGCCGCCGACCCTGCAATCGGCCTGCGTATCGCCCTGGATTACTGGCAGTCGCGCAAGATCAACACCGCTGCCGACGCTGACGACATCCGCCGCGTCACCCGCCTGATCAACGGCGGCACCAATGGCCTTGCCGACCGCATCGAAGAAACCACCCGCGCACGCCGCGTCCTGATCTAAGCACGAAAGGAATACACCAATGGCATTTCAGTTTAGCACCGCGAGCCGCAACGCCGCGCTCGACGCAATCGAAACCGCGATCGGCACCGGGGCAATCCTGCGCATCCGCAGCGGCACCGTTCCCGCAACCGTCGCGACTGCAGACGCTGGCACCGTGCTGGCGAGCCTCACCCTGCCCAGCGACTGGCTCGCAGCGGCATCGGGCGGCAGCAAGGCCAAGGCGGGCACCTGGGAAGATACCAGCGCCGATGCAACCGGCACGGCTGCCCACTTCCGCATCTATGCCAGCGACGGCACGACCGCGCACATTCAGGGCACGGTGACCGCGACGGGCGGCGGGGGGGATCTTCAGTTGGACAACACGAACATCGCGGTCGCGCAGGCGGTCACGATTACCGGCTTCACGCTCACCGCTGGCGGGGCGTAACCTCCCATGGCGATCGAATACGTTGGTGGCAAAACGGCGGACGTTCTTCCGTCTACCGGCACTGTCACCAACGTATCGCTGACTGACCTCACCGGGGGCTTGGCAAGCGCGCCTGCCAATGGCGACATCGTGCTGGTGGCCTATGCGACCGGGTCAACGCTTCTTAGGCCCATCGGCGTCACCACATCCGGCTATGCGGAGATCGCAGAACTAAACGCGGCTGACACCCGCGACTCTACCATGTCCGTCAGCTGGAAACTGATGGGCTCTACCCCGGACAGCACGGTAAGCCTTAGCGCAACCGGCAACGCAGGCGACTGCGGCGTGGTCGCTATCCACGTCTGGCGCGGCGTCGACGCAACGACACCTTTCGATACGACCGCGACCACGGCCACCCGGACTAACGGCTGGGCACCCGATCCGCCCGCGATCACGCCAGTAACCAGCGGCGCAGTCATTGTCGCGTATGGCGCAGGTGTCGGCGGTGTCACCACGGCCGCCATCGGGACCATGGTCGGCACCGGCTTGAGCAACTTCCTGACCAGGGCTTTCGCGTCTGGCGGCGTTCGGTCTGTAGCGATCGGCGGCGGCAGCGCTGCGTGGTCATCGGGCGCATTCAACCCGGCAGCCTTTACGATCAGCAGCGGCACCGATTCAGTCTCGAATGCCGCGACCGCTCTTACTCTTGCGCTTCGGCCCAGCGCTGGTGACGGCGGGATCACCGGGACCGCTTCCGGCAGCATTGCGGTCACCGGCTCTGGCGCAGGCACCGTCGCGATCGCGGCAACCTCGGCTGGCACGATCGCCCTGACCGGCACTGCGACAGCGACATCGGCGATATCAGGCGACGCATCGGGTGCGCTCGACCTGACCGGATCAGGCAACGGCACGGTCGGCGATGCTGGCGGCGGCGTCGAATCGTCGATGGCGTTCGGCTCGGGCGCGGTCAGTGCCTCGGACCTGTCCTCCTACACCTTCACCGACATGACGTTCGGCACGGCCAGCGATACCCGCTATATCGCGGTCGGCATTGCCTGGCGTTCGGCGGGCACGACCAACGATGTCACCAGCGTGACCATCGGCGGGGAAGCTGCAACGCTGGTGGAGAAGGCGCGCAACCTGACCGGCGGCGCCATGTCGGCGGCGCATATCTACATCGCGGCTGTGCCAACCGGTACCAGCGGCGCGGTGGTGGTAAACACGACATCGAACGCGGTGCGTATGGGTGTCGCCACCTATCCGCTCTATGACATCGACCCGACGCCGCTCACGACAGCAGCGGTCGCAGCTGGCACGACGTCGACCGACCCCAGCATCACGCTGGCCGAGAATGCGCACGTTCTGGGTGTGGCGTTCAACGGCATCAGCGGTTCGCGCATCGCATCGGCCAAGGCGGATATTGACGCGGGTAGCCCGACGATCACGATCAGCCACGCGGCTGCAAACACCACATGGTCGGGCCTGACCGAAGATTACGACGCTGCCCTTGAGGGCACGACAGGCGGGCAATCTGCCGCCGTGGTCGCAGCCTGGGCGCGGCAGACGGGCAGCGCGCCGACCGAGATCACAGGCGAGGCCAGCGGCAGCATCGCGCTGACGGGCACGGGCTCGGCGGCAGTGCAGATCACGGGCGCGAGCTCTGGCACGTTCGGGCTTTCGGGTGCAGCATCAGGCACGGTACGGATCCAGGGCGCATCGTCCGGCACGATAGGCATCACGGGCAGCGCGGTAGGCGCTGTCAGCATCGCAGGGGCGGGTGCGGGCAGCATCGGCATCACGGGCACGGCATCGGGTGCGGCCGCTGTCTCAGGCTCCACTTCGGGCACAATCACGCTCGGCGGCACAGGTTCCGCAACGGTTGCCATCACGGGGGCCGCATCGGGATCGATCGCCCTCACCGGCACCGCGTCGGGCTCGCAGCAGGAAACGACCACCGGGGAAGCATCCGGCACGATCAGCCTGACAGGCAGCGGTGCGGCGGCGGTACGCATTGCAGGCGCGGCATCTGGCAGCATCAGCCTTGCCGGGTCCGCTGCGGGCGCTGTGCGGGTCGCTGGGCAGTCACAGGGCACAATCGCTCTGGCAGGCACCGCAGCGGGCAGCGTGGGCATCACCGGGCAGGCTGGTGGCGAACTGTCACTGACCGGCAGCGCGCAGGCTGGGGTTGCCATCTCGGGCAGTGGCGCGGGTGTGCTCGAGCTTGGTGGATCTGCGACGGCTATGGTGCTGTCGGCCGCATCAGTCCCGCCGCAATACCGCTTCACCGTTCAGCCAGAACTGCGCCGCTTCATCGTCGACGCAGCACCCATCCGCTTCACCGTGCTGCCAGAGCCCCGCCGGTTCGTGGTCGATCCCGAGCCACGGCGCTTCACGGTGTCAGCAGAATCCAGAACGTTCATCGTCTCCGAAAGGCTTGCAGCATGACCACCTTCCGCGCGCTTCCACAGGATCCACAGGCCGCGCTCGATTACGAGATGGACTGGTCGGCCTGGCTGGCAGACGACGAGACGATCACCGACCAGACCGTCGAGTGCGCGCAGGACGACGTGACCATCAGCCTCGTGACCGAAACAGCCGGCGTTGTCCGCTGGCGTGTCGCGGGGGGCGCTGTCGGCACCGATGGCATCGTTGCTGTCGGCGTCACCACCAGCGCAGGCCGCATCGACGAACGCAGCATCCGCATCCCATTCCGGGCTCGATAAGAAAGGAATTCCACCATGGCAGACCAGACCCCCATCATCGTAACCGACAACACGCTCGAGGGGCAGATTGCGACCCTGCTGCGCTATCTGCTGGCAGCAGCGGGCAGTTTCGCGCTTGGTCGCGGCTGGATCGACAGCGAGGCACTGCAGGCGCTCACCGGGCTGCTGACCGTTGCCGCGCCCATGGCCTATGGCATTTGGGTGCAGCACAAGAACAAGCAGAAGCTGATCCAGACGGCAGCCTATGCGCCTGACAGCGTTGCGCAGGTGGTGAGCAAGTGATGCCCGCCCCCACCTACATGATCTCCTACGCAAAGCGTAAGGCTTCAGTGGGGGGCAGGCATCTCTAGCGGCGATCAACCCGCCAGCCCCTTTCGGGGTTTTGAGGCCGTCATATTGCGCATCGTTGAGAGGCTTTTCAGGTCCAGCGTCGGGGAGAATAACCCATGGGCAAACTGATCGCAAGCGGTGTCGGCGATATGCTGGACGTCGCCACCGGCTTTTTCGGCAAGATCAAGATCTACCTGATCATCGCGGGCGTGTGCCTGGCGTGCGTCAACCTCGCCTATTGTCGGGGTCACAGCGCGGGCGTGAATAGCGAGCGGGCGGCATGGCAGGCAAAGTCCGCGGCGATCATTGCCGCACGCGTGAAGGCCGCACTGCTGGCAGAGAAGCGCGACGCTGTGATCAAGGCGCAGGGGCAGGACATCATCGACAGGCGAAAGGAATTGGACAGTGCAACAGCGGATATCCCAGATCAGGGGCTTAGCGCTCGTCAGCGCGCTAGGGCTGATAGTGAGCGGCTGCGGGCGGGACGCTGATGTTCGGCACCTTCCGCCACCGCCGCTGGCGCTGCAAACCGATCAGGTGGACCCGCGCCCTGCCCTGCCAGTCGGGGCGGAATCGTCGGAAGCGGTCTATGAAACCTGGCTGAGCGATGCGCTCGACTGGGGCGATCGGCGCGATCTGCAGGCCAAGAGGTGGTGCCAATGGGCGAACACCTGGCTGGCTGAGAAGGTGGTTTGCTGAGCCCTACCCGCCCGGCGCCGGCTCATCCTTGCCCCATACGCCGGGCCGCTTGTCGAAGTACCCATTGTCAACCGGATCCGCGACCACGACAGCCGTTGAATCGCCCGACAGCCTGGCCGCGATGTGTTTGGCCATCGCTTCGTGCGCGCGGTCGCTCTCCATCGCCAGCTTGGAACGCATGCCGTTCTTTGTGGTCGCCGGGGCGGCTTTCAGGGCCTGGTAGAGCATGGCCTCGAGTTCGGATTGGTTGATTCTGCGCATGGTTTTCTCCTGTGCTTGCGCTGGAAAAGGCTGCCAGCTATAACAAGTTAATGTCGATGGTGACGTTCAAATACCGTGTCAAATCTGGCGCCGGACGCCTAGGCAAGCTCGCTATAGCGTGTAATCAGGTTTGGAACTTTTGCGTCGCAACCCAACGTGAGGCGGAACGAAGGCGCAAAGGCGGGCTTAATTGTCGCTGGCCAACCGCGTACCAGTTGATGAAATTGGTCTCGGGCAGCACCACACTTTTGGGTCTACATTCCGACACTGTGCAGAATGTATGCCGCTAATTTGCTAGATCGCGTGATCAGCATGGAAAGTGTCCGCGGTTTCGCGCAAGCTTTGGCAGCAAGCGAGCGTTGGGCTGGATCCCATTCATTCCGCGGGCTGTAAGCATTTCTGATGACACCGCCACATACCTCAAGCTGCGCTACCGCTTCTGGAAAAGCCGCGACGTCCAAGGTGATTACAAGGCAGGAGAGTTCGTGCAGGACGCTCGTGGCAGATGGTATGTGGCATTTCGGAGTGAAGTCGACGACGATTTGGCAACCGGCAACGGGTCTGTTGGCATAGACTTGGGGCTGAAGGAACTGGCTACCACCAGCGAAGGGGATGCAATACCGGCGCTCCAGCATTACCGCCAATACGAACAACAACTGGCGACCGCACAGCGCGCCGGAAACAAGAAACGGGTCAGGGCGATCCATGCAAAAATTGCGAACGCCCGCCGTCACCACCTTCACGAGCAGTCCACCAGGATTGCGCGGGAGAACCAACTGATAGCGGTTGGCAACGTAAGCGCGTCCAAGCTGGCAAAGACGAGAATGGCCAAGTCCGTTCTTGATGCCGGTTGGGCAAGCTTCAGACACATGCTGCGATACAAATCTGCCAGAAGGCAGGCGGTGTATGTCGATGTTGACGAGCGCTGGAGTTCCCAAGTCTGTTCGACGTGCGGCACCATGCCAGCGTCGAGGCCGAGAGGTATCGCAGATCTTGGAATAAGGGAGTGGGAATGCTCTGACTGCCGCACGCTGCATAATCGCGACGTGAACGCCGCCAGAAACATCCTCGCGACCGCGCTGGAGCATCAGCGTCGCGTAGGCGAAACCGCTGCCCTCAGGGGCGGCTGACGTGCTAAGACTGGCCACCATAACCAGCAGCGCGGGCTGTTATCAGGTCGCGTAGGGCGGTGAAAAACGCTGCCCCGTCTTTCGCGTCCTTGAACGTCACGCTGACCTGCTGGCCGTGCAGGATCGCCATTTCCTCGTATTGCTTCCCAGCCTCCACCAACTGCCGCACAATATCGGCGTCGGGGCGGGCGTGGTCAGATGCCCCTTTGCAGTAAGCCGCGCGCTCTGGCTGCTGTTCCTCGCCGGGGTAGAGATAACAAGCCATGTCGGATGCGCCGAATGCGGCAGCCACGGCTTCGGGTGTGTCAGTCATCGGGTTGTCCTCGCGTTCAACAAATCGTCCGCCCATGCGCCGGGCTATGCGGTCGCAGATGGCGCGCTCTCGCTCTGTCTGGTCGGTCATGGCTGCACCTGGGCGCGAAGGGCGGCGGCTGCGAGCGCTTGGGCGGGATGCTTCGATCTGGCCTCCGCCCCAAACACGCGGGCAACATAGAACCACTCGCCCTTATAAGCCTTGTCCGTCTTTTGCAGGTTGTCGTATTTGACGCCGCCGACCTTGAAAGAAGCGGCGAAACCTGGGCCGATCGACCATTTCATCTGGCCAGACAGCCCGGTCTTTTCCTCATCGTGATATGGCACCAACTGCATGGCAGCGTCGATGCTGGAAGTGTAAGCGGGCGCAAGGTCGTCAGTGATGTATTCGCCCCTATGATCGGTGAATCAGTGATTGGCGGGGTTCCCAGCCATCTCACGCGCAATCACTGCATCCAGCGCCCTATCAGGCCCATCCGCCCGCTCGATGCGCTCTGCGAGGTCGTTGTGGTCGGTCATGATGGCTCCTTGTCGGTGGGGGGAGAGAACGGCATCCAATGCGTGCAGCCCCAGAAGCGGCCCTTCTCGGTGTCCAGCAAGCATCCGGGGCGCATGTCATAAAGGACGCCACACACAACCGGGTATTTCTGCTCGCCGATGCGCCAGCCCAAAATCACGGTATCTCTTGGCGCGCTGCTTATGTCCTGCCAGTTATCGGGCATCGGGTGTCTCCTTGGGGGTGTGTTCGCCGCGCTCGATCTGGTCGGCTGCAAATCCGAATGTGTCCGCTGCCGTGATAATCGCGTCGAGAATGTCGTCTTCCTCTCGGAAGCAGACTTGCCTGTGGTGTTCCAGTTTGGCAGCGCGGCATTGGCGCAGCCAAGCGACCACAGCGGCACGTTCATCCTCACGGGTGGGGTTGGGCTTCATTGGGTCGGCTCCTCGTAAGACAAAAGATAAAGCGCGCGGTTCAACAGGAACACCTGCCGATCAGCAGCCGCGAGCCGGTAGTGCAGCCATGCCATCCGCAACCGCCAGATTGAATGCCGCCAAGAGCGTGGCTTATCGGGCTGGGTCATGATGCGTTGCTCCGGTTCATTGCAGCGATGGCGGCACGGGCGGACCGCAGAGCATCAGTCCAATTGCCAGTCTGAAATTCGCGGGCGTGTTCAGCGGCTCGCAAACCGGCGCTGCCCTCGATGATCGCAAACGCCACCAACGCCAGCACGTCATCGTCCTGCTGTCCGGCGTGTGCCGGGATCATGATGCACCCCTGTAGGCCTGGGCGCGGGTAATCTGGCCATTCGTCTTTGCCGCCCGCTTGATGCGCGTCAATTCGGACTGCGCCTGTTGCAGCGTAATCTCGCCAGCATGGACCCGCTCCATCAAGGCAATGCGCACATCCATGCTGTCGGCAACGCGGCCCTCGGCTTCAACGGCCCTCTGGTGTTCCATGCGGTCTCTGTGCTTGAAATAGTCCATATCCTTATCCTTCTTGGGGTTCGCGGGTGATCGAGAGGCGGGTCATGCGAACATGGTCTTCAGCACCAAAACCGCGTCATCGAACGAATGCACAATTGAGTGCGAATGATAGCGGAGCCAGGGCGAAATAACCGCGTCGGGGCGCGCCACCACAACAACCCCCTTGCCGGTCGTAAAGGCCAGGTAGACCTCCATGCTGGTGCCGACACTGGGCTTGTCGTAATTGACGACCAGTGCGTCTGACCGGGCAATGTCGATTTTGTCCAGCTCGACAATCTCATCAACACATTCGGCCTCTTTACCGCGATAGTCGCGCCGCATCGGGTCCAGCGTAGTGCCAGGCCAAATGGTCTTGACGTGCTCGCGCCAGTTGATGGCTTCGGCGTCGGTGCAGCCGTTGATCGGCCCGCAAAGATAAAGTGTCGTCATTGCCCTACTCCTGTGTGATGCTGGCCAACTGCCGCCAAAAATAGCGCCATGCCTTCACCATAGCCCAAGCTGGACAGCAGGCTCGTAACCAGCATATCTAGCGCCCGGTGCGCTGCATCGCCGCTCTGCTGCTGCACGATTTGCCTGCAAGCGGTTGCGAACTGCTCGGGGGAAAGAGCCTTGCTCAAGGCGGGCAAGGTAGTCAGCCCGCCCGCGCCATCGGTCGCCAAAGTCGAATGCTGTGTCATATCGCCACCCGTTCTGCGCGCCGCTGCTGGCGTCCGCACTTGCAAAGGGAAACTCCCGCGCGATCAACACGCCGCGCAAGTGATGAATTTGTTGCCAACGGCCCTCCAACCTGGGGGCAATCTCGAACATACGCTCGAACCACGCTTGGCAGCCGACCGCCTTGTCTGCACCCATGCCGGTCCACGCCATGCAGACGCGGGGGAAGCGGTCGCATAGCCTCAGCAGGCGCTCGACGGGGGCATCCATGTGCCACACAGGGGCCGCGCGTTCCGGCCCGAAAGGCCAGTCGGTCAGCAGCGCATCGTTGAGCTGGGAAGGCGCGCCCGGTGCGTCCGGTATGATCGCCCACCGATTGCCGTGCAGACGCGGCTCCAGCCAGCGATAATACGGCGACCAATCGTCCCGCACGAACCATTCGTCCCCGCGCTTCATAGCCGCTTGCCACTCGCTGAACGCGCCATTGTCCAACAT